GCCTCTGGTTCTGCCGCTTGTTCTGCGGTGATCCATTTACCATTGAGCCGGCCGGCGTTGTAGCAGCTTAAGCAGCCGAGCCAGATAGCTGGCTCGTCTAGTCCGGTTGTGGTGGTTGTTGTGTTCATATATTTGACGCTCTCCCAAGCGTGGCGGCCATTGGTTTATTGGCCTACTAGAGACTATAGGGCAATAGATTAGAGTTTGTCAAGTTTTGTTTTTAGTTTTTTTAGAGGTAGCTCTATTAGATCGGCGGCCGGTATCGCCGGCGGGAATAGTGGCCTGATCACGCCGAGACCGGCGGCGTATCTTTTAGCGTCGTCGAGTGTTGCGAAACTGCCGAAGATCATTAGACCGGCAGCTGTGTCTATTTCTACTAGGTAGGCCATATATATAGATCGAGGGTTGTTCGCCGGTTTTGTGTCAAGTTTTGCGGCAAATAGTTTTTAAGATCACGCCGGCCGCCAACTAGCACAAAGTTTTGGGCGAGTGTGGCAGCCGGCGGTGTTGGTGGCGTTGGTAGTTATTGGTGCTGTTGGTGGCGGTGTGCTCGCCAAGCTAAGTGTGTGAACGGATACACGCATATCGCACGGATAAGCCAATCTAGGCCGGTGCTGTCGTGGCCGGTGAATAATGCGATCACGAATAGTATTGCGGCTGTTGTGGTTAGCGCGTCGCTAGTGTTCGTGCGGATCATTGGTGTTTGTTCGTTTCTACGCCCCATTTTGTGAGATCCCAGCCGTAGTAATCGTTTATTAGGTTTTCGGCTAGTGTTTGCGCGTCGTTGTCGTCGATGGCATTGACGGTAACGGTAATGGTGGCGTAGTCGCCGGTAAAGTTCACGGTGTAGGTGTCTAGTTTTTGTTCGTCGTTTATTGTTATCGGTGTTTGTTTCATCGGCCTATCTTTCGCATATATTTTGACGGTGTTAATGCTCGCGACATTTCTCGCGCAAGATCAGGTGTTGTGCCGTAGCTATGAGACCACGACGCATAATCAAGGCCGTAGCCACTACGTTCACTATCGGTCATTGTCTCCCATACGCCTATCTCGTCGTCGCCCCATTCGGATACGTCGATGATTACTAGCCGTTTAGCGTCGCCATACGTGCCGGTGTCGGTGTCGATCCATAGTGCCGGCGGGTAGTAGTCGTTCATTGTGTCTTGCGGTATGGCCGCAAGGTATTCGTTTACGTGTCTAAGCGTTGTCATTGGTTGTTTCCTTGTGTAATATCTCTACTGCGGCAAGCTGTAAATAGTCGCCGGTATCCATAGTTTCGATCACGTCGTTGCCAGCGTCGGCAATATCTAACCATTGGTCGTCGGTGATATCGCACTCTAATAGTTCTGAGAACCATTCTTTATCCCAATAGGCGGCGATGATCTCGTCGTCAGGATTATATTTTTTTAGTTGGTCGATTAGATATTTAACTTTCATTAGTTGTCTCCCTTGTTTAGTTGTTTGATCTCGCGGTTAAATAACCGTATTGCGTCGCGCCGGCAATAGCCGTAGTATTGGCGTTGTATCAAGTGGCCGGTGTTATCGGTGGCTGCTATAGACCAGCCAGCTTCGCGGTTTCGTTCGATAATCATTACGCCCCCTGATATGACGGATAGTTGCGACACGGTGCCATGCGTTCGTAAAGTTTAGTGTCACCTAAATCTTTACCGTCTAGCTCGTAGTGTGCGAAAAATAACGCCGCGTCGCAATCACCCTCAAGGTATGCGATGGTACCCGTCGGCGAGATATATGAGAACGACGATATGCCGCTAACTTGTCTCGCCATAAAGCTTGGCACCGCTAACCACTCATGGCCGCAATCGGCCACCCAATATAACCGTTTAGTATTCATATCTGAACTCCCATTCAGTAGCCCTAGCTTGTAGGGATATTTAGAGTGTATGGCAACCGGCGAGCGATGTCAAACTATTTTTTATATTTTTTTTGCCACGTCTCAATGATCGTCGCGAGCTGTAGATCGGTGTATGCGGCAAGCGGTGTGTCGTCGTCGCGCAACGGTTCTTTAATGTCATCGAACAATGACGGTTGATCGTTCACGTTGCTTGCCAAACTCGTATCGGCCTTGCGTGGCACTCCGGTCTTTTCGATTGTCGGTAGCGGTCAGTAGGTGTGATGAGGCCGGCGCGGTGTGCCGCGATCATTAACGCGCCGAGTGCGCGTGGTTCGTGTGGTGTTGGTAGCGATGTTTCGGATAGTTGTTGCCAAATGTCGTCGGTTGTGAAGTCGAAGGTGTTGGTGGCGATTTGTTTGATGATGAGCATTGTTTGTGCTGCCCAAGTTGGGTTGGTGTTGGTAGCGACTTGTGTGATTGCTTTGTTGCGGGCTTCGGTAGCGGTGTTCATTGTTCCCATCCCAGGTTGTTTGCTCGCCATGTTGACGGCGTGTGGTTTGCTTCGACTGCTTGTTTCATTTCAGGGTCTTCGTAGAGTCTGACGATGTGAATACATGGATCGTTGCCGTTGAATAGTTCTTCGTCTTCGAAGATTGTTGTTGGTAGTGCGTCGTGTATTTCGCAGACCGGTGGGCCGCACCATCCTTGTTTGTATCCGTGTTGTAGCCATTCGTCGAAGGTCATTTGGTTTTGTTCTTTGTGGTCATGGTTTGTGTTTGGTGGTTGTTTGCGCATGTCGGTGGTTCAGACAGTTTGATGTAGGTGGTGATGGTGTTGCCGCATGTTGGGCAGAGCCATTCGTGTTTGATCCCCTTCATTGCAAGTTAGAACGGTTCTTCGTCGGCCAGGTTCACCGGTGCTGCTGCTGGTTTTGGTGCCGGTTTTGTTTTGCTGACGTTCACGGTGCCTGCTGGTGTGAGTGACCATAGTTCTGCGTCATCGAATTTGGCGACACGTTTGCCGAGGATCACAGTCTTTGTGTCACCGGCTTTCGTTGTTACTTCGACTTCCATGTTTGGTTCGCCTGCGAACTCTTTGATGCGCACACCCCATGTGTCGTCTTTAAGTTTGTAGAATGATGCTGACATAAATGTTCCGCCTTTAAGATAGTTTTTTAGTGGGTTAATTATTTGGATCAGAGTTCAATACCCTGGGCCATTGCTACTCTCATTCGTTCAACCATTTGCATATAGATGGCGAGCTGTCGTTGAGATTCTGTTAACGCTGCTTCTAGTATTCGTGTTTCTGTTTTTAGGTCGTCGCGTTCTTCTCGTACACGATCTAAACTGTTTTGCAAATCGTTGCATCGGGCATCCCACATCGCTAACTCTGCTGCCAATGTATCGGTCATAACCCCATCCTAGCCTTATATTTGCGGCTGTGTAAAGTTCTGCGACGATCCGACGATGACTTGCCACCCCAAACTCCGTACATGATTTCGTTGTCGAGCGCAAACTTTAAGCATCGTTCCCGCACCGGACAGTTTGAGCAGAACTTTTTTGCTGCGCCGACAAGATGGCTTTCACCGATCTCAGGGAACCACGATATGCCGTCTTTGGTGTGGCATTTGGCGTTCTCCATCCAGTCGGTGTTCTTGTCCATCAGTTTGTATGAAGTAAGTATTTCTCCCATAGCTTCACTTTCCCCAGGGTGTGAACCCGTTTCCGTTGGTTTTTTGGGCGTAGTCATAGATTGCTTTGGCTGATCTAAGGTTTGTTTGCGGATCGAATAAGTCTTCACAATACTGGATTAAACCTAATGTTTGCAAGTACCCGGCAGGATAGTAGCGGGTTGGTTTGCACCATGACCTGTCGTTGATTTGGGTTAGGCCAAGATCGGTTGACCCGTCGGCGTTCAGGGTGGTGTTGTGCGCTTTTTTTAGGCATCGTGATTCGCGGTGGATGATCTGGTCTAGGGTGCGGAGTTGGTCGGGTTGCCAACCTGCTGTTAGGGCTACATCCCACCATTGGGGGCATAGGGCTTTGGGTTTGGTGTTGGCGGCAGGGTCACGCCAGACGCGCTGTATTGCGTTCTGTGCGACGATAACCGTCGGTGCTGTGTTCACCACAGGGGGTGCTTCGGCGAGGCTTGTGACACCCCCAACTGTGAAACTTACCGTGAGTACGGCAAATAGCCGTGATAGTGCATCCATTTTGTTCTCCCTTTACCTTAGTTGATTCGGTTTAACCCTTACCGTATAAGGGCTATCAGTTCTGCGAACTCGTTGAGTGTCATCAACACTATCCCATCAGAGTTACCTTCAGGCATAGCGATCATAGCGAACGGTCTGATATCTCCCAACGCTTTCGAAACATCCGATTGCTGTTTCGCTGACCGAAACCTTGTCTCGATAGGGCCAACTTGCGCACCGGCTTTAACTTCAACGCGAAAAAGACCGCCCCAATGTTCCTCATGCCGAGAACCTGCGTTACCTGTCGCAGATAATCCCAGCTTGCGTCGGGCATGTCGGGCTTTAGCATCACCTTTAGTTCGATTCCTTTTCCCCCTAGCCGCAGGATCGTTACATCCACGGACCCGTCGCTTACCGTCACGAGATGGGCGACCGAGCAGCCCGAACTTCGGACATTCAGGTAGGTTGCATTTGTCTCGGTTGCCTTGACATTCACCTTTGCGTTCATCGGTCATCGAGGGTCTAGGGTTTCAATAAGTTCCCAGACCTCACCCTTTGTCATCTCGTTCAAGTCATGTAAAGGATGCTTCACCGAACCGACAGCCAACTCCAGTTTGGATTCCGGTGTGTCAAAACCTTTAGCGAACATCAATGCTTTCAGTTTGCCAACCTGTGCCGCTGTTGCCCTGGTGTTAAGGTCTTTCGGTTTGATGTTTGGTGAATGTACCGCTTCGACAGGCGTTGCGTTAAACAGGGCGACGACTGCTTCTTCGGCTTCCAAGTTTGATAACGGTATGTCTGTCGGCTTTGGTGCCGGTGCGTCTTTCATTTTCTTGAACGTGTCACGCAACTTGGCCATGTCTGTGTCTTTCAATCCGACCAGTAGTACGCCTGCTTCTTTGGCGACCAGGTTCGGATCAAGGTTCGCTTCTTTGCAAGCTGTTTTGAATCGGTCAATGTTTTCTTGGCTGACAACACCGGCAGGTTTAGGTGCCGCAACCGGATGTTCTTCCCATTCGGACTTGGACCAGAGTGATAGGCAGATACCGAAACGCATGGATGCGTTACGCAAGAAGTCGCCTACTAGTTCTTTGTCTAGGTCAGGTTTGTCTGAACGTACCGAACCGACACCCAACATTGTTTTGCCGAGGATAGTTAAATGTCCCCACATGGTTGCCATGCCGTTTGTTTCGGTGATCGCTGGTCTGCCGTTCACAAACTCGACAGGCGACCAGTTCCACATCGGATCAATGTCGATGAGGATGCGGTTGATTTCTGCGTGACCCACGAAGTCGAGCGTGATGCCGCCTCGCGGTAGTTTGCCTACGATTGACGGGTCAGGTACACCGTATGCGCTGATGATTTCTTTTAGTTCCATTGTTATTCTCCCTTAGTTGTTTCTAATAATTTTTTGTTACTGAAAATACATAACCTAACTAATTCGCTTAAACCGATACCGCATTTACGTGCTTCTTTTTTAAGTAAAGAAACCTGTGCGGTAGTGAAACGCACAGTTATTGGTGCATCGCCACACTTCTTACCGGTTGGATCAATGCTTCGAGGTTTGCCCATGATTATTCTCCTTTGGTTGTCACACGGAATGTGCGAATGGTTGATGTTTTCTTATACTTCTCTACTAACGCAGGGTGTTCTTGTTCTAGTTTCTTTTGATCTAACGATGTGCGTGTCGAAGTTTTCCAAGTGCAAGCCAACTTGTTTCCCAATGTGGCGTACTCTGCTTCTCCCATGATCGCACAAATTTCGGCTTTCAATTTATCTTCGTGATCTTCAAGTTCCTTCATCTGTGTCTTAATCTTTTTTAGATAAGCAAAATGTTCTTTGATGTTTGCCGGTAAATCAACTGTCGTGTCTTGGCCTTGCGGATATATGTTCGAGATGTGACGGTACTCGTACTCTGCACCCTCAGGCAACATCCCTAGATCAATCGCTGCCAAAAACTTTCGGCAAGCCTCGATGTGTAACTGTTTCTCATCTGAAGAAACCTTTTGCACATGATGATGCAAGTCCAGGTCTGAGTCAAAGATTGCCCAATCAACACTAAACACGTTCGCACAGATCGCCTGCTGTACACCCTGCCAATACCAGTAGTCAGGCAGCTTGCCATCCCAACGTTTCTTAGTGGTCTTAACCTCGATCACTTGGCGTGAGTCGGGTTCATCCATGCTCAACGCATCGAGTGTGGCCATGAGTCGTACGCCGTCTTCTTCGTAGCAGTACAGCACATCTGGTGTGTACAAAACTTTGTTCAGTTTATCTGCCGCCCATTTGATGAGTGTCGGTTCAAGCCGGTTGCCTCTGTCCATAGCGGCGTTCGGTGCTTCAGGTTGCGGTGGTTGCGCAGCCAATAGTTCTGTTGCCAGGTCTGCCGCAGTTTTGAACGGGTGCGCCCCGTGAACTACAGCTGCTACTGATGCGGTGATTTGTGGTTCACCTAACCCGTTTTTCCATCGGGCTTTCAACCATTCGGTTGTGCCGTGTTCAGGTTTCGGTCTTGTGTACCAGTTCTTTTTCATAACTCCCCTTTGTTTGGTTTACTTAAAGCATACGGGCAGGGTGTTGCAAAGTCAAATCAATTTTTGCTTGATCCAAAACTTTCACGTTCTGCACCATAGACACAGGGATATGTGTGACCATCCCTATAGTTTTAAGGTTCGGTACCTCGTCAGGCATATATGAACCGGTGATCGAAATGTACCCTGGCAGGCAGTCAGGCCACAGGAAACCTACCGACACAACATGGCAGGCTTCAGGTTTGTAGGTTTCTATCTCAATCCAACCGTTATCGGAATCGTATGCGTCTATCCAATGAACTGACACAAGCGACCACGGGCAAGACATTAGTTTTCTTTCGGCATGTATTCGTATGATGCGTAACTCATCGACAGTATGCGCCCGTCACGTGCTATACCAATCCACGTCGGGGCATCCGGATCGCAGAGACATCCGACCACTTTTGTTTCATCATGGACAACCATGCCGTCACAATGCTGGCAACAGATTCTCATAGCCAGCACACATACTCTGAAGTGACACGACCTTTGATCGGGTCAACGAAATGCAGGCGTTGGCTTGGCTTACCGACAGCAGCGATGAACGTGCGGGCATACTCGTTGTGCGACTCAGGTGAACCTGTCACGAACACACGGCCACCGTTCGCCATCGTGAGCGCGGTAGGTGTATGAAAATGCCCCATGTAACAGTCATGGAATGATTCTACGACACCGGTAGACCATGCCGAAACCTTGCGCAGAATAGAGCCGAACGCCCCTATTTCGTCGCCGTGAACCAACAGCACATTGTAGTTGCCGATAGCAAAAATCTGGTACCAGTCATCAGACATCTGCCATTTGACATGCTTGATGTCGGCACAGTTGTTTGACGCAATCTGGTAGGCGATGCGATCAATGTTGTCACCGGCAGGCATGTCGCCTTTGCGCCCAAGCCGACCATGATTACCGAACTCGCACACCACTTTGACTGACTCAAAGTTTGTGGCAAGGGTACGGATAGATGACTCGATGATGCGCACGACAGCAAACATTTGTTCGTACAGGTGCGCACCGATCTCGAACTGTTGGC